GTATCATAATGGCAGTCAATAGATACTTTAATCAGTTTCCAGGACAAAATAGATTTAATAATGAGTCCATGCTTTTGGAAGACTTAATCAATGAGTCTATACAAATCATGGGTCATAACTGTTATTATATACCAAGAGAGTCGTTTGATAATGGCGATATGGTATTTGGTGAGTATAGCAAATCTAAATTCAACAAAGCATATATGGTTGAACTATATCTTGCCAACGTTGAAGGATTTGAGGGTCAGTCCGACTTCTTCTCCAAGTTTGGTCTAGAGATTAGAGACACATCAAATTTCATAGTTTCTCGCCGTGCTTTTGCTAAGTATATTCCAACATACTCCAGATTTAGACCACAAGAAGGTGATCTAGTTTACGTTCCTCTATTACATAAGATGTTTGAAATTAAGTTTGTTGAACAGGAACTTATGTTTCACTCACTTGGTAAAAGACTACCATTCGTTTATGAAATGCGTTGTGAGGCCTTCCGCTTCTCACAAGATGAAATTGATACTGGTATTGATGAAATCGATCAAGTTGCTGCTGAAAATGCTTACACAGAAAAACTTGTTCTGAATACAAATGGAACAGGACTGATTTACGAAGAAGATGTAGTGTTTCAAAGTCCAGACGGAACATTTGCTAATTCTACAGCACATGCCACAGTAAAAGACTGGTTCAAAGCAAACGGCGCACTATTCATATATGATGTAACTGGATCGTTCACAGCAAATGCCAACGTATATGCTAATTCAACTAATGCCATATATAGAATGGCATCTAAAGACGATATGACAGACTATGTAATCTATGATATATTTGATAATAAAGATTTAGATACAGGTGCAGACTTGATTCTCGATCTATCGGAAGTTAACGTATTCGGTGCACCATAATGCTCAATAATCCACATTACTATCATCAACTTACCAGAAAAGCAGTAGTTCTATTTGGTAGAATGTTTGATGATGTTATAATTGTTAGAAAAAATGATCAGACTTCCAAAGAGGTCAGTCGATTTCGTGTGCCTATCGTATATGCACCAAAAGAGAAGATGGTTACAAGAATACTATCCGATCCTGATTTGCTAAGACAACTCGGTAGCATTCTTCCTAGAATGAGTTTTGAGATTACAGGCATTTCATATGATTCACAGAGAAAACAAAACTCATTACTTAAGGCAGCAAAGTCAAACACCACAACCCATGTTACATCTTCTTATATGGGTGTTCCATATGATATAACATTTTCATTAAACATCTATGCAAGAAACATAGATGACGGAACACATATTGTTGAACAGATTTTGCCATTCTTTAATCCAGACTTTACTGTTACAACCAACATGATTCCTGATCTAGGTATGCTTAAAGACATACCAATCATTTTGAACAGTGTTTCAAATCAGATTGAATATGAAGGTGATTACGACTCTGTAAGATATGTTTATTGGACACTAAACTTTACCATGAAAACATATTACTATGGTCCAATCTCTTATCCAAAGATCATTCGCACAGTATATACAAATATCTACAACGATCCTACTTTGCAGTCCGGATATATAACTAGAATGAATCTTTCTTCTGCTAATGGTATCTTTAAGTCAGAAGACCTAGTTTATCAAGGCGATTCGTATAAAACTGCTACAGCATATGGAGTTGTTGTAAATTATAATCCAAATACATACAAATTAACATTAGGTGCTACGCAAGGCCAGTTTACTGTTAATAGTGCTATTCATGCGGTCTCTACAAATGGAGCGGCAACTATTAGTTCATTTGAAGTTAATCCAATGAAACTGGCTGAAATTAAGATTACTCCTGATCCTGTAACGGCAGAACCAGATGATGACTACGGATATACAGTTGATGTGACAGAGTGGCCTGAAACGGAGTTATGATATGGGTGTTGAAAAAAACTTGTCGGATGCTTTAGGTATCGCACATGAACCTGTGGTGATTAAAAAAGAAGAATTGGTAGAGTATGATCCGCCAGAAGTTTTAGAACTACCGGACGAAGATGAAGATTATAGATTAGTTAGACACACACTACGTAATCTTATAACGAAAGGTAACGACGCACTAGATGAAATCGTCACAATCGCTAAACAAAACGAAAGCGCAAGAGGTTTTGAGGTTGTTTCTAATCTCATCAAAACTATTGGCGAAACGTCGAAAGACCTATACGCCTTACAAAAACAGAAAAAAGATTTAAGAGAACCAGATCCTGCTTCTGATCCTCGTAAAAAGAGTGCAGAATCAATTAATGTTGAACAAGCGGTATTTGTTGGATCGGCAGCAGAATTATTGTCTGCATTAAAGAAACAAAAAGAAGACAATGGCCAGAACACCGTTTAGTTATCAGAATAACCCCAATCTACCTAACGAGCAGTATAGGCATTCATTCACTCAGATTGAACTGGATGAATATATCAAGTGTGCTGACGATCCTGTTTACTTTGCCAAAAAATATATCAAGATTATCAACGTTGATGAAGGTTTGATTCCATTTAGAATGTGGGACTTTCAAGAAAGAATGATGTCCACATTTCATGAGAATCGTTTCTCTATCTGCAAACTACCTCGTCAGGTTGGTAAATCAACAACCAGTGTTGCATATATTCTGCATCAAATATTGTTCAATGAAAACTTTGTGGTTGCTATTCTTGCTAACCGTGCTCCAACGGCAAGAGAACTATTGGGTAAACTAAAACTAGCATTCGAGTATTTGCCTATGTTTCTCAAGCAAGGCATCAAAGAATGGAACAAAGGTTCTATCTATCTTGCTAATGGTTCAAGAGTTCTAGCAGATTCCACATCAGGTTCATCTGTTCGTGGTTTCTCGTTCAACCTAATCTTTCTGGACGAGTTTGCATTCGTGCCTAACAATATCGCCGAAGAGTTTTTCAATTCAACATATCCTACAATTTCATCTGGTAAAACGTCTAAGGTTGTTATCGTTTCTACACCAAACGGAATGAATCTATTCTATAAGATGTGGACCAAAGCAATTGAAAAGACTAGCACCTATGTGCCTATTGAAATTCATTGGTCGATGGTACCTGGTAGAGACTTGGCATGGAAAGAAGAAACTATTCGTAACACCAGTCAAAGACAGTTCGATCAAGAGTTTGAGTGTGAGTTCTTAGGATCAACTAATACACTAATTAGTGGTTCTAAACTAGCAACATTACATTGGAAAGAACCTATTCGTAAAATAGAGCATCTGGACATATTTGAAGAACCTATTCACAAGCATACATATGTTTTGTGTGCTGATGTATCGGAAGGTCAAGGACTAGACTATTCATCATTTTCCATTTTCGATGTAACTCAAATTCCATATAAACAGGTTGCTAAATATCGTAATAACGAGATTAGTCCTATGCTTTTGCCTGCTGTGATCTATTCTGCGGCAAGACAATACAATGAAGCATTTGTTCTAATTGAAATTAATTCTATTGGTCTACAGGTCGCAGACATTCTACATTATGAATTGGCATACGAGAATCTTTTGAAATTTCAATTAAAGGGCAAGCAAGGTATGCAGGCCTCAGGTGGATTTGCTGCTGGTAAGAACAAACTCGCCTTTGGTCTAAAGATTACAGCACAGTCTAAAATGATTGGATGTGCCAATCTTAAAACACTTGTTGAGAATGATAAACTAATACTTAATGATGAAGATACAATCACAGAGTTGTTTTCATTTTCTGCAAACAAAAAAACATTCATGGCCGAAGAAGGTGCTAATGACGACTTAGCAATGACTTTGGTACATTTTGGATGGTTAACAGCACAGAAATTATTTAAAGAAACAGTTTCAAATGATATCCGATATGTTCTCCAGAAAGAACTATCATATCTTCAAGATGTAGAAAACGTGCCATTTGGATTCATTGACAACGGTTTAGATGATGTTGTGGAACAAGATGCAAGTGGTGATATATGGCGTCGTGAAAGAGAACAGTTATATCCTTTTGATGATCTAAATTATAAGTGGGATAGTAGACTATAAGTTCTCAAAACATCGAAAACAATAAATAAGGTAAAGATGGATTAAACCATTCTAACCTTAAAAAGGAGTAAAAGATGGCATATGCTTTATCACCAGGAGTAACATGGTCCGAAATTGATCTTACGACCATTGTTCCCTCCGTTTCTACTACAGAAGGTGCATTTGTCGGAGATTTTGCGTGGGGTCCTATTGAAGAAGTTACATCT